CAAACAAGGGCATCGGGTAGTCGATCCAGTGTTACTGACGCATGACGATGGGCTAGTGGATGCTTTTTCACTCAAGCCCGGTGCAGTTAACGCGGGTGGGGTATCTTCAGAAGGTAGACCATTGGTGCATACACTCCCAACCGGCAGTTTGGCTGCGGGGCAAGAGTTGATGGATATGGAAAGGCAAGTCATCAATGATGCGTTTTTAGTCAGTTTATTCCAGATTTTAGTCGATACACCGGCAATGACGGCAACGGAAGTATTAGAGCGAGCCAGAGAGAAAGGCGCACTATTGTCTCCTACGATGGGTAGACAGCAGTCTGAAGCTCTGGGTCCTATGATTGAACGTGAAGTTGACCTATTGGTGATGCAGGGGCTATTACCCCCTATTACTCCTATGATGATGGAAGCGGAAGGTGAATTTGACATCGAGTATGATTCTCCCTTGTCTCGTTCACAAAAAGCAGAAGAAGCTGCGGGATTATTCAGAGCATTGGAATTTGCAGCGCAACATGCCAACCTGACACAAGACCCTTCGAGCTTTGATCACATTAATGTAGACATAGCGATGCCCGCTATCATGGATATCAATGCGGTGCCTGAGTCATGGAAAAATGATATGAAAGCGATTCAGGCGATTCGTGAAGGCCGTAACCAGCAACAACAGGTGCAACAATTAATAGACGCTGCACCTGCGGCTGCTGGAATAATGAAATCTATGTGATGACACCAGACCAGACAATAGATGCCCGTAAAAAGGCATATGCAAAAATTTTCGATTCTCCTGATGGGGAAATCGTATTAACGGATTTAGCTAAATTCTGTAGAGCCAATGAGTCTACGTTTCACGAAGATCCAAGACTCTCAGATGTGCTAATAGGAAGAAGAGAAGTATTTTTACGGGTGCAACAGCACTTAAATTTAAGCAACCAAGAGTTGTGGGAGCGATTTAAATGAGCGATGAACAGGGGTCAGAGCAGTCTGGCAACCCCGAGGGTGGAGAAGTAAGTCCTTGGGGAACTACGGTAGAAGGAATAGAAGATACAGAATTAAGAGGCTGGGTGGAGAACAAAGGCTTTACAGGCGCAGACAAAATGGCGGACTCCTATCGCAACCTTGAACGGTTGATGGGCGCGGATAAAGCCGGAAGAACAATAGTAATGCCGGGTGAAGATGCTAGTGATGCAGACTATGGCGAATTTTACGGTAAAATCGGACGACCGGACACGGCAGCCGATTACAGTATCGCCACACCGGATGGAGGGGATCCCGCTTTCGCTGAGTGGGCAAAAGGCACTTTCCATGAGTTAGGGCTTTCGAGTAAGCAAGCGGAAGGGCTAACGGAGAAGTGGAACTCATTTACGGGTGAGATGAATGAAAACCAGTTGACTCAGTATAGCGGTCAGGTGGAAGAAGATGATCTCGCTCTGAAGAAAGAGTGGGGAGCTGCTTACGATAAAAATATTAATGTGTCAAAAGCAGCAGCCAGAGAGTTCGGTCTCGATGGTAAGACGATAGAAGGCATGGAGAAGGTAATGGGCTTTAAGGGCTTAATGACCTTCATGCAGAAAGTCGGCTCCAAACTCGGAGAGGACTCGTTTGATACGGGTAAAACTCAGGACGGCTTCGGTACAATGACTCCGGCAGCCGCGATGTCTGCAATTGCAGACCTGAAATTGGATGACAGTTTCCGATCTAAGTTATTAGGCGGAGACAGGGACGCACAGGCTAAGATGGATAGACTCCATAGGTACGCCGGTGGAACTGCCTGATACTGAAATCCGGCTCAGATTAGTAGAAGTAGTATTACCTTCTGCTTCCAGAGTAGGTATGAGTGACCCCTCGGATATAATAGAAACACTTAAACAACTTGAAATTTTCGTAAAAGGGGGTTATGCTCCTAGTAATATGGAATTACCGACTCGAAAAGAGGTAACTCCACGAACACGAAAGAAATCAGTGGGTAACGCTAAACAATAGCGTCCACGAATGAAAAAGTCTGGCCCTACCCTGTAGACAAGCCGAAAAGAACGTAGGAATTATCCTACATATTTTTAATTGATACAGGAGAAAGGCCAATGGCTTTTGAAATCCCAGATCACTTTCATCGACAGTTTACGACTAACGTAGAATTACTGTTGCAAGAAAGTCAGCCAATGATGGGCATGGGCGTAGATTTACGTTCTTACTCAGGCGAAGCGGCACAAGTTGTCAAACAGTTCGGCGAAGTTGAATTTTCTGAAAAGGTCGGTCGTAATACTGACACCACTTTCAGTGATATCCAACATAAACAACGCTGGATTTTCCCAACAGACTATAATTTGGCTCTGCCTATTGATAACGAAGATGAGTTGCGTATGCTTAACTCTCCTCAGTCATCTTACGCACAGGCAATGCGAGCAGCATGGGCACGTAGATCTAATGTCATTATCCGTGATGCGCTATTAGGTGATGCGAATACAGGTAAGAATGGTGCGACTACTACAGGTTTTGATACTTCTAACCAGCAAATTGCAGCGTCTACCAGTGGTATGACTATTGCCAAGTTGCGTGAAGCATTGGAAATCTTGAAGTCAAACCAAGTCGATGACAGCGATCCGTTGTTTATGGCAATGACATCAGCTCAGTTTACCGACCTGCTTGAAACTACAGAAGTCACCAGCTCTGATTACAATACCGTTAAGGCGTTGGTATCGGGCGACATTGATGCGTTTTTAGGCTTTAAGTTCCTTCGTTATGAAGGCTTAGGCATAGACGGATCTTCTGACAGACGTTGTATTGCATGGGCGAAAAGCGGCCTAGTACACGGCACTTGGAATGGACTGGAGACTCGCATTGATGAGCGTCCAGATAAAAATTACTTAACACAGGTTTACATGGCTGGAACTCAGGGTGCGACTCGTACTCAAGAGAAGAAAGTTGTTGAAGTCCTTTGTGTTGAAGCGTAAGGAGAATAACTAATGGCTGATGTATATGGCGTAAGCGCAACTAAAGCGTTCAACACTACCCCTAGCGAGAAAGTCGCAGTAAATATCTGGGGTGGTCGTATGCGTAGTATGACCGACATTTTTGAAGGAACCGGTAATGCTATCGGAACTGATATCATTGTAGGTCGCTTACCGAAAGGCGCACAGATCCAAAGCGGTTCACGCATTTTGTGTGATGCTTTGGGCGCAAGCTCCACTCTGGCTTTATCTACTCGCTCGGTTGCTGATGGCACGACTGAAGTAGCTATTTTACCTGCGACTGCTTCATCGTCTGCTGCGATTATCGCCGCTACGATTAGCGAAATCGCCACCTTCCCTCTGATTACTACTGAAGAAGTAGATATCATTGTGACGGTTGCCGGTGGTACAGTAACAGGTACTATCCAGACTGAAGTTGAGTATGTAGCGGACTAAATATCCCCGACACAAGGATGTGTCACCCTTTTAGGAGTTTAAAATGGCTAAAATTTTTATTGATTCTGCTATTCCTGATAGTCGGGATGATATGGCGGAAGAAGACGGTGCGGCTTTAACCCTAACGGGTGACATCCGTATTGTGTATGATAACACTAAGCCCTTCGGAGATTTAGTTACACTAATTCACCGTATGGCGGATAAAATGAGACAAGAGAACTCGTAGTGACTACTGCTGTTGATATAGCAAATAGGGCATTATTGGCTCTCGGAGCAAAGACTATCTCCGCGATTAACGAGGATAGTGTTGCGGGTCGAGCGTGTAATCGAGTGTATGAACCATTGAGAGATGCTGAACTCAGAGCGCACCCTTGGGGGTTTGCAAAGAAAAGAGTATCCTTGGCGGCTTCTGCAACGGCTCCGCCTTTCGGTTATGAAAACGCGTTCCCTTTACCTACTGATTTTTTGCGATTAGCAGCTGATCAGTCGGATAAAGCGTCACAAGACGGAGTAGTACCGATTGACTGGAATATTGAGGGCAGAAGCATCCTGACGGATGACGAAGCACCCTTTAATCTGGTGTATATTGCTAAGATTGACAATGCTAATTTGTTTGATGCACTATTCGTTGAGGCGTTAGCCGCAAGAATAGCGATGTCATTGGCTGAAAAACTGACTCAATCTAATAGTAAACGAGAATTAGCGAAAAAAGAGTATGAAGCGGCGATTAAAGAAGCTCGCAGAATTAACTCAATTGAAAGAATACCACAAGAATTACCAGAAGACGGATGGATAACTGCTAGGAGAGGATAGTGGCAAAGGCCAGTATAATACAAAATACTTTCAACGCAGGTGAGTTTTCCCCGTTGCTTGACGGAAGAGTTGAGCTTAAAAAGTACGCTAATGCAGTTGCCTTATGCGAAAACTTTATTCCCCTTGTCCAAGGTGGATTGAAAAATAGACCTGGAACTAAGTTTGTTGCTGAAGTTAAAGATAGCGATAAAAAAGTCCGAATTATCCCTTTTGAATTTTCCACAGAACAAGCCTACATTATTGAAGTGGGCGATCTTTACATGCAGTTTTACCGCGATAATGGTGAAATCTGGTCAGGTCCTTTTTCTACGGCTTTTTCCAGTGATTTCAACACTGGTTCGGCAGTTGAACTTGCAATTCCCTATACTGAAGATGAAATTTTTGAATTAAAATTCATTCAAAGTGCCGATGTGCTTTTCATCGCACACCCTAATCATGCACCCAGAAAAGTAAGTCGGTTATCCGATGATTCATGGTCAATTACACAGATTGTATTCCTCGATGGTCCGTATGAGATCACTAATACTACTGATACCACTTTAAACCCTTCAGCGACTACAGGAACCATTACTTTAACGGCTTCGGCTGTTACCGGCATTAATGGCGATGACGGATTTCAGTCAACTGATGTTGGACGATTGATCCGCTTTGAAGATAGTGCAGGGAACTGGACATGGATGGAGATAACGGTTGTTACTTCAACTGTTTTGGTGACTGCGATTATCAACGGTCCTGATTTACCCAATGCCAATGCCAGAGACTCATGGAGGATTGGTATATGGTCAGATACGACTGGCTACCCCTCAGTAGCAACCTTCTTTGAAGATCGATTATGGTGGGCTGGAGGAGGCTATACTCCGCAGAGGCTTGACGGCTCAACCACGGGTGACTATGAGAACATGGAGCCTACGGATACAGATGGCACCGTATTGGACGACAATGCAGTCGCTTTCACTTTAAATGCGAATGACGTAAACGTGATCCATTGGATGATGGATGATGAAAAAGGATTATTAATTGGGACAGTCGGAGGGGAATGGGTAGCTAGAGCGAACAATAGTACCGAGGTAATTACCCCTTCTAATTTACAGGCAAAGCGGTCTTCCACGAATGGTGGTGCAAACTTGCCAGCGGTTCGAGCGGGAAGAGCGTCTTTGTTTATCCAGAGAGCGGGACAAAAGCTCATGGAAATGGCTTA